ATGAGTGTTCCGGAAAAGCGGCGGTTTGCTGCGGCGTATTTGCGCTGCATGGACGCCGGGCGGGCGGCGGAAGCGGTCGGCGGGGAGGACGGCATCCGGCTGCTCGCAATGCCGGGGGTACAGAAGGAGCTGGAATTGCAGCGGTCGCTGGGCGAGGTGAAGCGGCAGGACGTGCTGCGGCAGCTGGCGCGGTTTGCCTTCGGGCGGGCCAACGACTGCGTAAGGCTTGTGCTGGAGGATGCGCCGGACGTGGACGCGCTCGACCTGAGCCTGCTGAGCGAGGTGAAGCGCAACGAGAAGGGGACGGTGGAGATCAAGCTCGTAGACCGCATCCGCGCGCTGGAGCGCCTGTTGGAGGCGGGCGGCGGGGACGTGGACTGTGCTGAGGCCTTCTTTGCGGCGGCCGCGGGGGACGGCGAGGAGCTGTGATCTTTTCCGAAAAGCAGCGCGTCGTGCTCAACTGGTGGCGGCCGCAGAGCCGCTGGCACGGCTGCGAGGCCATCATCTGCGACGGCGCCGTCCGCTCCGGAAAGACGCTGTGCATGGGGCTGAGCTTCTTCGTCTGGGCGTGCAGCACGTTCCGCGGGACGCGCTTCGGCATCTGCGGAAAGACCATCGCCTCGCTGCGGCGGAACGTGCTGTCGGAGCTGCTGCCGAAACTGAAGGTGATCGGCTTCCGCGTGCAGGAAAAGCGGACGGAAAATCTCGTGCGCGTGACCTACCGGGGAAAAACAAATGACTTTTACATCTTCGGCGGGCGGGACGAAAGCTCCTCGGCGCTGATCCAGGGCATCACCTTCGCGGGAATATTGCTCGACGAGGTCGCCCTGATGCCGCGCAGCTTCGTCGAACAGGCCTGCGCGCGCTGCTCCGTCACCGGCAGCCGCCTGTGGTTCAACTGCAATCCGGAGGGGCCGCAGCACTGGTTTTACAACGAGTGGATCCTCGGCGCGCAGGCACGCAACTGTCTGTATCTGCACTTTACCATGGAGGACAATCCCTCGCTCTCGCCGGCCATCCGCCAGCGCTACGCGCGGCTGTATTCGGGCGTGTTCTACCGGCGGTTCATTCTGGGACAGTGGGTCGCTGCGGAGGGGCGGGTGTATGACTTCTTCGACGCAGCGGACGCGCCGCCCGTGCCGCCGGGAGAGTTTTCCCAGTGGTATATCTCCTGCGACTACGGAACGGTCAATCCCGCATCCTTCGGACTGTGGGGACTGCAAAAGGGTGTGTGGTACCGCGTGAAGGAATTCTACTTCGACTCGCGGCGCGAGATGCGCCAGATGACCGACAGCGAATACGCCGCCGCGCTGCGGGAGCTGGCCGGGACGCGGGAGATCACGGCAGTGATCGTCGACCCCTCGGCGGCCAGCTTTATCGCGTTGCTGCGGCAGGAGGGCTGGAACGTCCGCAAGGCGGACAACGACGTGCTGGGCGGCATCCGCAAGACCTCGGATCTGCTGAAAAGCGGGAAGCTCGTGATCTGCGCGACCTGCCGCGACTGCCTGCGCGAAATGGAGCAGTACGTGTGGGATCTGAACGCAGGACGCGACGCGGTCAAGAAGGAGCACGATCACGCGATGGACGACATGCGCTATTTTGCCGCGACGGTGCTGTCCGGGCCGGGCGGCGCGGCGGTGGCAGCGCGCGCCGTGCGGCGGCCCGCGGGGCGAGGAAATTTTTAAGGGATAATACGCGGAAGCGTTTATCATATTTTTCCCGAAAGGAGGAGGAAGTTTGAAAGCAAAACGTGCAAAAACCCAGCCTGCGGCGGCGACGCAGCTGCGCAGCGGGCAGGGACATCCCTTCGCATCCCTGCGCTCCTATATGCCGCTGGGCGGCGGGGAGTACCGTCTGTATCAGTCCCTGCGGGAGGCGCTGCCCGTGCTCGACGCCGCCATCGAAAAGCTGGTGCGTCTGAGCGGGAGCATGAGCGTCGTCTGCGAGAATCCCGCGGCACAGAAGGGGCTGACGGAATTCCTGCGCACCGTGCCCTGCGGGCGGGGGCAGCGGGGCATCGACAGCTTTCTGTCGGCCTATCTCGGAAGCCTTCTGACCTACGGGCGCGCAGTGGGCGAGATGATCGTCTCACAGGGACGGCTCGCGGCGGTGTGCTGGGGCGATGTGGCGCAGCTTCAGGTGGAGGAGGGCGACAGCCCGCTGGAGTTTGCCCTCTGCGCCTATGACGAGAACGGCACGCTGCGGCGGCTGCCGTACCAGCATCTGCTGCTGTTCACCACGCTCAACCCGGAGCCGGCCAACCCCTACGGCGTTTCCCTGCTGCGCAGTATGCCCTTTCTGGCGGACATCCTGCTGAAGATCTACAACACCATCGGCGTCAACTGGGAGCGCGCGGGCAACGTCCGCTACGCGGTCGTGTGCAAGCCGGATGCGGCCGACCGCGGCAGCGCCTCCGAGCGCGCCGAGGCCATCGCGCAGGAGTGGTCGGAGGCCATGCAGGACGCCAAGAACGGCGTGGTGCGGGACTTCGTCGCGGTGGGGGACGTGTCCGTCAAGGTCATCGGCGCGGACGGGCAAATTCTGGACTCGGAGGTGCCGGTGCGCCAGATCATGGAGCAGCTCGTCGCCAAGACCGGTCTGCCGCCCTTCCTGCTGGGCCTGAGCTGGTCGACGACCGAGCGCATGAGCAAGCAGCAGGCGGATATGCTGACGAGCGAGCTGTGGTCCATCCGCCGCACGGTGGAGCCGGCGCTGCACCGCATCTGCGAGCTGTGGCTGCGACTCAACGGCTTCGGCGGCGGCGCGGAGATCGTCTGGGAGGATATCTCGCTACAGGATCTTGTGGAAGAGGCGCAGGCGCAGCTCTACCGCGCGCAGGCGCAGAAGCTGAATTCTGAAAAAGGTTAGGAAGGTGGTTCGTTATCAAACTCTGTAAGGAAGCCCGTCTGACAAGCTCCGGTACGCCGGACGGCGGGCAGCTCGAAAAAATCAACCGCTATGCAAAGTCGCCGCTGACGGCCGAGGAGGTCTACTGCTTCCGCGTCCGGCTGTGCGACGACCAGCCCGACCGGGACTTTGAGCGTTTCGACACCGGGGCGCTGGAAAAACTCGCGGCGCTGTTTCTCGGCAAGACCGGCATCTGCGACCATGAGTGGTCCACGCAGCGGCAGGTCGCGCGCATTTTTGACACGGAGGTCGTGCGGGACGGCCAGGCGTCCTGCCTGATCGCGCACGCCTATCTGCTGCGGTCGGAGAAAAACGCCGCGCTGATCGAGGAGATCGAGGGCGGCATCAAGAAGGAGGTTTCCGTGGGCTGCGCAATGGCAAGGTCCTATTGCTCAGTCTGCGGGGCGGAGTACGGCTCCTGCGCGCACCGCAAGGGCGTCACTTATGACGGAAAGCTGTGTTTGGCGGTGCTGGCGGAACCTACGGACGCCTATGAATTCTCCTTTGTTGCCGTTCCGGCGCAGCGGGAGGCGGGCGTACTTAAGGCAATGAAGGGAGGGAAACCCATGACCCTCAAGGAGCTGGTCGAGCGCAGCGGAGACGGCGCACTCCAAACCGCGCTGCACACGCTGGAGGAGGATGCGGCCTTCGGCCGCGCACAGCGCGGAGAGATGGAAAAGGAAGTCGTTTCTCTGGGGCTGCTGCTGGACTTCGGCGCGTCCGAGGCGGTCCTGAAAAAGGCCGCCGCCGCGCTGGACGGCGAGGCGCTGTGCGCCTGGCGGAAGGAGATGCGGGAAAAGGCTGCTGAACTTTTCCCGCCGCAGGCGCAGCTTCCCGCTGCGGGAAGCGGACAACCGGCGGTGGAGGCCGCCTACATGATCTGAGGAAGCGCTGATGCGGCGCTTCCCGAAAAAAATCAGGAGGTAAACTTTTATGGCATTTTCTTTTGATTCCATCGGAGAAAGAATCGTGAGCTTCAAGGCAGCTACGAATGCAGACATCGACTATCCCTGCGCAGTGACCGACAACGACACCGTCGGCGAGCCGGCGGATCAGGGCGATATTATCGGCGTGGTCAGGAGCGTCTGCAACGGCATCGCCGGCGTGGTCGTTTCCGGCTGCATCACCCTGCCCTACACCGGTACGGCGCCCACCTGCGGCTACCAGACGCTGGGCTACGACAACGACACGTCCAGCATGAAGGTCATTTCCGGCTGCAAGAGCTATCTCGTCGTACACGTGGACACCACCGAAAAGACCGTCACATTCTTTCTGTAAATCGTAAGGAGGCTTTATTATGGCATTTGATCACATTCGTCTGGAAAAGGGCATGTACCGCGAGAGAGGCAAGACCTTCACGCAGGTGCTTGAGCGCCTCGACCCGTCCGAAAACTACAAGGGCACCGCTTTTGAAGGCACCGACGCCTTCCAGCGTCAGCTCAAGCGCTTCGACATCCGCGTCAAGGGCGCGGGCTCGGATATGGTGGAAAAGTTCTTCTCCACCTACGAATCCGCCGTACTGTTCCCGGAGTTTATCTCCCGCGTCGTCAAGCAGGGCATGGAGGAGGCAAATATCCTGCCGCTGATCACCGCGACGGTCACCGACATCGACTCCATGGATTACAGAAGCATCTATTCCGTCCCCGGAGAGGAGAAAAAGCGCCTAGCCGATGTGGCCGAGGGTGCCGACATCCCCGCGACCACGGTCAAGACCAGAAGTCACCTGGTCAGACTGAATAAGCGCGGCCGGATGCTCGTGGCATCCTATGAGGCGCTGCGCTTCCAGAAGCTCGACCTGTTCTCCGTGATGCTGCGGCAGATCGGCTCGTACATCCAGAAAATGCTTCTGGACGACGCCGTGAACGTCCTGATCAAGGGCGACGGCAACGGCAACGCCGCGACTACCTACACCATCGGCACCAAGCCCATCTCCGGCACCAGAGGGACGCTGACCTATGCACAGCTTGTGGAATTCTGGGCGCAGTTCGCCCCCTTTGAGATGAACACCATGCTCGTCGGCAACGACACGATCGTGTCCCTGCTCAAGCTGAGCGAATTCCAGAATCCGCTGACCGGCCTGAACTTCCAGGGTACCGGCAAGCTGTCCTCCCCGCTCGGTGCGGATCTGCTGCGTACCGGCGCCGTGCCCGACGGAAAGATCCTCGCCTTCGACAAGAACTGTGCGCTGGAGATGGTGCGCGCGGGCGACGTCTGCGTGGAATATGACAAGCTGATCGACCGCCAGCTGGAACGCGCGTCCATCACGACGATCTCCGGCTTCGCCAAGATCTGCGACGACGCGGCGAACGTTCTTGCGATCTGATATGAGTCTGCAAACCGACATCCAAACGGCGGCCTCGCAGATCGTAGGCGCGCTCCCTGCCGGCGAGGAGACCCTGCTGTACACGCTCTGCGATGCGGCAATGCAGGAATTGCAGCGCCGCCTGCGGCCGGGCGTCACGCCGGAGGACTGCGGCAAGTGCTTTACGGCGGCGGCCGCGCTGACGGCGGTTTCGCTCTTCCGCGCGGCGCAGGAGGGCGAGGTTTCCGAGTTCGGCGCGGCAGGCCTGTCCGTGAAGCTGCACGCCGACGGCGGCGCGATGCGGAAGCTGGCCGAGGAGCTGCTGGCGCCATGGTGCGACGGCGGCACCGCATTCCGGGGGGTCCGGGCGTGAAGGAACGGATCGAACGGATGCTCGCGCGCTTCGGCCGCGCCGTGACGCTTCACAAGTCCGACGGCACCGGCGCTTCGGCCATCGGCCTGCTGGAGCCGGTGACCTCCAAAAGTATGCAGGCCATGCAGAAAGAAATACCCGGCGCGGGAGTCATCCCGCCCGGGCAGTACCTCTACATCGGCAGGGCGGGGGAGGCTCTGGACGCGGTGGAGTACATGACCGTGGGGGATGGAACTTATCTGATCCGGCGCTGGGATAAGGTCTATTATCAGGACAAGGCAGTGTTTCTCTGGGCGCTGTGCGTGAAAAGCGGGGAGGAAGAAGCATGGACCTGAGCGCTAAAATGCTGCAATGGCTGACGCAGCAGGGCTTCCACGCGGTGCGTGCGGGGAACACCGCGCTGTTTCCGCGGCTGAAAAGTTATCTCGTCGCCGTCGGCCCCGGCAAAACGGAAACAAAGCGGACGCTGATCTCGACCTATCTCGGTGCGGACGGGGAGGGAAACCGATACTTCGGGCGGCTGCTTTCGACGGAGCTGACGCTGGAGGTCTTCTCGGCGCAGGCGCAGGGGGCAGCGCTGTGTGAGGAGAAGGCGGAGGCGCTTCTGCGGGCGGTGCAGCGTGACGGCGCGCCCTTCCGCTGCACGGGGATCGCCGCCGGGCAGACGAGCTATGACGCAAAGGCGGACTGCTTCCGTAAAACCGTTACCGTAACGGGCGACGTGTGGATGTATTACGCCAGTGAGGAGGCGGGAACATGACGGAACCGGTGTTTTTCCCGGAACGCGGACTGACCGTCTGCTTTGGCGGCAAGCAGACGGCGGCAGTGCAGAGCTATCAGATCCGCTGCACCGCCGCGCGCGAGCCGGTCTACGGCTTCTGGGACAGCGAGGTGAGCGGGATCCTGCCGGGGAAGCGGCGCTACGAGGTGACGCTGCGGCGCATCTATCCCATCCTGCCCGGCCTGAACGACGGCATTTCCCTGTTCGACCTGCAGAATTTTACGGCGACGATCAAGCATCACGGGCGGACGGTCACATTTTCCGGCTGCGAATGGATCTCCATCCGGGAAAACGCAGACCCGGAGCAGCCCGTGATCGAAGAGATGGTTTTCGTCGCCGGCACGCGCAGCGTGCAGACGGATGGAGAGGAGGCATGACGAATGCAAACGCTGATGAAGTTCAGCACCTTTACGTGGCCGAATAACCCGACAAGCTGCCATGTGACGCAAAAGTGCCGCATCGTGCAGCACCAGTACCTCAACGGGCTGTGGTGCACACAGGAGTTCGGCTACGCGCCGCGGATCTATTCCGGCGAGGGCGTGTTCTTCGGCGATTCGGCCAAGGCGAACCTGCACAGCCTGCTGTCGCTTTTCCGGGAGGGCGGCATCGGCATGGTGCGGCATCCCCAGTGGGGGAACATCAATGTCTACCCGCAGGAGCTGGACTACTGGCTGGAGCCGGAGGAGAACTGCATCCATTACCGTTTCTCCTTTCTGGAGGCGCCGATATGATCAAAGGTTATGTCAAGATCGTCAACCAGACCAGCTACACGGAGCTGCCGGAGCCGCTGGAATGGGAGATCGTCCGGGCGGACAAGGCCGACCGCGACTCGTTTTACTATGTGTTTCCCTTTGATCCGGCACTGCGGCAGACGCTGTCCAGCGCGGTCGCGTTCCAACTGAAGGACGGCACGACGCTCCTTTTCAGCGGGCGCGTCGACGGCTATACGGTCAGCCTCAGCGCGGCCGGAGGGATCCTGAAGCTCTACGGCCGCAGTACGGCGGCGCTGCTGATGGACTATGAGTTTCCCGCCGCGGACTACAGCAAGCCCACGATGAAAATGATCGCGCAGACCTATGTCGGGCCGGTCAGCGTGGCGTGCTACTACGATGAGCCTACGACGGTGCCGGACACCTTCCACGTTTCGCTGGGCGACTCGGCGATGAAAGTGATCTCCAACTTTGCCGCCTCGGTCGAGGCACTTCCGTGCTACATCCGGGCCGACGGCGCGATGCGCATTACCTTCACCCGCACGGCCTCCGGCGTGACGCTGGGGCCGGGAGACATCATTTCGGCAAAGCTGCTCGACCGGCGGCGGGGTGTCGTCTCGGAGTTTCGCCTGATCGAGGACAACGGCTATGAGCCGCGCGTCAACTCCGCGTTCGTGCTGGAGGGCGGCCGCGCCCGGCGCTATCTCAAGGAGTGCATCTATTCGGAGAAGCAGATCATCTACGAAACCATGCGCAATCGCCGCCTGTTCAAGCTGCTGCTGACGGGCACGGCGCGGCTGGAGCCGGCATCGACCTTCACGCTGAATCTGCCGCAGTTTTCCTTCAATGATACGCTTTATGTCACGCACTGCCGGTCGTTCTGCTCGCCGGAGGGGCAGCTCTGCGAGATCACCGCCTCGCAGTATTAA